CGTATGGAGATGAATACGATTTTCTTGTGCTATCTATGTAACTCATATCTGTTCCGTTTTGAGGGTTATTTTATCACATCTGTTAATCGGTGTTTTTACTTCTTTCCCATACCACGAACACCAATAATATGGCTGAAATAAATTGGGTGAATGCGTGCAATATTTACATCTTTCACACAGGTGGATTCCATTCATTTTTAAATTTTTTGAGTATTAATTTTTTTCA